ATGTTGTTTGTGCCTGTTATGGGTCTATGGACATCCAGTATTGGCATTATTGGTCTTGCTCTCAATCTTCGTGCTTACGATTTCGTGAGTCAAGAGATCAGAGCAGCAGAAGATCCTGAGTTTGAGACCTTCTACACCAAGAATATCCTATTGAATGAAGGACTACGTGCATGGTTGGCACCAGTTGATCAACCCCATGAGTCATTCGTATTCCCTGAGGAAGTATTGCCTAGAGGTAACGCATTGTGATTCAATCTCTAGGATTCTTACTACTTCGTATAGCATTAGGTACTATGCTTATCCATCATGGATATGAGAAACTAGAGAACATTGAAAACTTTGCGGATGCATTTGTACGACCATTGCATCTTCCATTTCCAATCTTCTCCTCATACTTCGCAGCATTCGCTGAGGTTGTGGGGAGTTGGTTGGTTATCTGTGGACTAGGCACTCGTCTGGGTGCCTTAGCAATCTTAGGTACAATATCATTCGCAATTTATCATGCCCTAGTCACATCTGGATTTAACATCTACTTGTTGGAACTCTTAGTTCTTTACTGGGGAGGTGCAGCATGTATCGTCCTCAGTGGTCCTGGTAATTTCTCAATAGACCATCTCATAAAACTGAGATTCTTTAATAATGATTCTTCCAATTAAAACTTAGACCCATAACATTTAATAAGACATGTTTAAATCACTGTTTAGTATTATGTTTGCTGCATTGATGTGGGTGCAAGTCCCACAGTGGCAGGATGATTGGTCTAAGTGTGCGGTTGATGTGCCAGACACAGCATGTCATTGGTATATCACAGCACCTGATAGCACCATGGGTGAAGGATTCAGTTGGGCGAATGCGCCTTGGTTTAGTGCTGAAGGTCTCCTAGACATTGGAGAACTTCATGATACAATGACATCATTACAAACTAACTCTTAAATTACTATGTCTTGCAATCTTCGCGTTAAAATGTTAGATGCTCTACTTGCTGATGCCCAAGGTAATATTGCCAAAGCAAAGGCAAATGTAGAAGTTTATCTGCACAACCCTGTTGGTATTGGTGAGCACCCTGATGTGCTCGGTGCTATTCAGGAACAATTAGATATCATTGCTCATGAAGAAGAGCGTATTGAAGTTATCGAAAAGCACTTTAGTGATCATGAATAACTTTGAAGTCTTCTTATACTTCGTATGCTTCGCTGCCATTGGTGGTGCTGCCTTTGCAATGATGTGGAGTAACATTCAATCTATTAATATTGAGATGAGGAATCCTCCTAAACCAAAGCATCCCGAAGCACCTGAACCAGGTGAAGAGTTAATGTATGTGGATCTGTCCAGAGAAAAACTGGAAGACCTTTACAAACAAGGAAATGATTGATATACTAAGAGGGTTAACCACCCTCTTTTTTTATGCACGGAAGTCTTGAACCAGAAGATCGAGTAATGGATTCTCCATCTCTTTATGAACAAGTTGCTCTTCTTGCTCAAAAATATGGGTGGGAAGAGGGTGACAACATTGTAGTTGAAATGGCAGGAACACAAGTTTCTGGTATTGATGTTGGTGAAGTTTATAATAAGAAATGGCAATCACCTATTGGTACTCGTAAGTATAATAAAGATGCATTCATTGTAATTAAAAATCTCTCAAGAGATTCCTTTGAGTCTTCTAAACCTATGGATAGACCTCACGAACCACATCATTTAAAGACACCAGACATTGTTGTCAACATGGACGGTGGTGTTGGTGGTAGTTGGAAAGAAGTTTCTGATTTGAAAGATGAGTGATAATGTAGTGCCGTTATTCCCAACTCCTGTTGGTGCATACGAAATTGATATTGACTTGGAATTTGTATATGAAAAACTTGTGGAGTATAAAACTGCTCCACATTTTTTGCTTGAAGATTCTCATAGTAGTTTTGGGCAAGATAGTAATATTTTAAATGATCCAGATCTTGCTTCTCTTAGATCGGAACTTTTAAAATGTATAAAGGATTATACTGACACAACCTGTCTTCAAGAACTTGAGATTACTGGTTCTTGGTATAATGAAATGAAAATAGGTGATAAGGTAACACTCCATAGACATGAGGGTAGTGTTTTAAGTGGTGCTTTTTATGTGAAGGTTGATGAAAATTCGGTTCCCATTAGATTCCATAATCCCCTAAAACCATATAAGATGAATGACTTATATGAGAACTTTAATTCGCAGTATGCGAGTACGGCGGTTCAAATTGCTCCTCAATCTGGTAGTTTGTTACTCTTTCCTAGTTGGTTAGAGCATCAAACCGATTCTGAAATGGGCGAGAGGTGTGTTATTAGTTTTAATACACTGTATAAATCGATGTTTTTCAGTGAATCCTGACGATTGAAGACAAGACATCATTTAAAATGTATAATATAGTAGTGACTCCGCAATTGACTAATGCCTAGAGGAATGTTGAGTAAAGTTGATATGTTATCTAAAGTATATAAACTGAAGGATAACATTCATCATAAGGATTGGTATCCTAATTGGAGTAGTGAAGAACGTAAGGCTGCAGATGATGCGATTAATAATGTATTAGAAATACTAAGTGAGTATAGAATATGACCCTAGCACATGTCCTACTTTTCGGATCACTACCCTTTATATGTGCCACCGCATATTTCGGGTACAGAAGAGGTGAAAATAACTATTATGAAACCGACGCCTACTCAGGAAATGGAACAGCGCATTAGAATGCGATTTGCGTTTGCCATGTCTGCCTTTGGGAGAATGTTTTTACCTCATGGTATAACACCAGAAATGCGAGCATTCTGTAATGAATGGTCTAAGGATGTTGATGTAAATCCCCCAAATGGAGAATTGTATATAATTGATAGATATTTTTTGGAGTTGTGGAAAGAGAAACGAGATATCAAATGAATAATCTAACTCTTTCTGCAGCACTTGTAATTTCTTCAATTGTATGTTTAGTTTTTTGGAGTTTGAATGCTGCATACCCTAGTTGACTATTCTTCATTTATTATCCTGGGAGCACTTTGCTCCTTTGGATTAATTCTTTTTATTCTATCAATCATAGAACTATGAGTGCTTTGTTTGTATTTTCCTTCACAATACTTCTTGTTATTGGAATGGAATTAACTTGGCCAATCAAGCAAGGGAAAAAATAATCTATATTTAATTGTTGGATGTGGTTGATATGTATAAATATATGAAACCCAGTGTAGATTATAATGGCAGCAGTACCATTGAATCTGACCCTAGAGCAGGGAACAGACTTCCAAGTAAACTTTACTGTAAGAAATAAAGATCAATCTCCTCTTAACTTGTTAGGTTATACTGCCTCAAGCAAGATGAGAAAGCATTACACTGCCACAAAAAAATATGACTTTGAGGTTACTTTTGTTGATAGGGCAACGGGTAGATTGAGATTGGCGATGTCTGATGCTGTGACTGAAACTATAGGAGAGGGTAGATATGTCTATGATGTATTCATCACTTCTGCTAATGGGACGAAGACAAAGGTCGTTGCTGGTATGGTATTAGTACAACCAGGAGTTAGTTTCTAATGGCAGACTATATAATCACGTTAGATGATGATCAAGATGTAAGTATCGGTTCTCCTGATTACAACATTGGTGTTAATTATGAGATACCTTCCAAAAGTATACAATATCAGAATTTAATTCTTGATAGTATTGCATCACAGTTTGATGGAGTTAAAAGTACTTTTGATTTGTATGTTGATGGTAAACCTTATACTCCAGTAAATGCTCAGGGTTTAATCATATCTATTAATGATGTGGTTCAAAGTCCTGGTGTTGATTATAATGTAAGTGGTAGTCAAATTATATTTACTACTCCACCTGCTACATCTAGTGACTTTTTTGGTGTTGCACTAAGGACGGTTGCAGATCTGACAAGAACAATTAATTTTGTTCTTGATAATGGTTCTAATGATATTACTGCTGGTGTCAAAGGATCTTTAGGACTAGATGTCTCTGGAAGAATTGAGTCATGGACTTTAGTATCAGAGAATGAAGGTTCAATTGTTATAGATATAAAGAAGGATAAGTATGATACTTATCCAGATAATTTGACTTCTATTGTTGGAACCGAATATCCACGGTTATCCAGTCAAAAGAAAAACAGAGATGAGTCATTATCCACTTGGACTACAGATATTGTTGCTGGTGATATTTTAGATTTTAGCGTAATCTCTTGTACGGGCATTGAAAAATGCTCGTTGTTCCTTAGACTAATCCTATAATTAAGGAACATTATAAATAAATCATAGGAATCACATGTTCATTTTTTAAGAGGAGTCCACTCAGATGGCTTTATTAGTATCCGATAATGGTGAACTTCAGTCGCTCAGATATTTGGTTAATTCCGATAGAAATATCCCTAGAAACCTTATCTTGAAACTGTATACTTCAAATACAGTTCCAACTGAGACTGATGTTCCCTCTCAGACAGCATATTACGAACCATACGACGCTACAGGTCTCGTTGGTTATGGGACAGCACCCTCTACGGGTTATCCACCAATCGTTAATGCACGTCATGACGAGGATTATAGCAGGCAGTATGGAATCTTCCTGAATGGTAGTGAGTGGTCCGTGAGAACCATTCTTAATCCAATTGCTACAACCACTGGTAGTGGTAACATTAATGAGTATACGATCACGGTATCTTCTGTTTCCAACATCGCGGTTGGACATTATGTAAGTGGTGGCAATGTTGGTAATAACGCTGTTGTTGCAGCGATTGATGGTAATACCATTGTTCTTACTGTAAAGAATGCTGCTACGTTCTCCAGTCAGGCACTTGAGTTTGGTGTTGGTACAACAACTGCATCTTATCCTGAGCAGACTTTCACATTCACTTCTGCTGCTAATAACATCTACGGTTATTATCTGATCAGAGCAAACAATCTGCCTGTCTCCCTGAACGGTGTTGAGCACGCAGTTAATGTTGGAACTGGATTGACTATTTCCAAGGCACAAACAAGTGGAACGATTGGTAATGCTTTTGTTACTTTGAATCCCTTCCAGTGGTCTCCTGCAGTATCTGGTATTGGATCTGAGTTTACTCTGACTGTTGGATCTAACGTAGGTATCAATACGAGACAGAGAGTTATTGGTACTGGAATTGCCGAAGGAGCAAGAGTTGTTGGTATCATGAATACCACTACCATCGTTCTTGATAAAAAGAATAGTGGAGCAGTCTCTGGCGTTGCTACATTCTTCCAGGAAATTACCGAAGACCTTTGCGTAGGTATGGGTGTTACTCATGGTAACATCGGTGGTGAAGTTGCTGGTATCCTTGACGGAACTACCATTACGGGTATTGATGAAAAGACTGGTAAAGTATATCTGAGTAGCGAACTTCAGAATAACATTCAGAACGCTACTGGTAATATTGTTTACTTCAACTATGCTGAAGTAAGTGTTGGTGCGACTGAGCATGGACTGGTTGCTGGTGATATTCTTTATGTTGCTGCTGGTGCTGCTAACACCACTACAACTTCTGGAACTTATACCATCCACACAACTGAAGATGTAAGTACCTTTACAACTACTCCTGCAATGACAGGTATTGGAAGTGCAACTCTTTATAGTAGCATCTTCTTCTCTGAGAGATTTACAAATGGTCCTTACAACATTCAGAACAACGGTGACCAAATCAAAGTTACTCTGAATGTCAGCCTCGACTGATTACTTTGTACAATATACTTTGTCATGGAGGGGTTGCCTGGTGCGATCCCTCCTATTTTTTTAGGAGATAATAATCGCTATGTCCGCTTTTAATGTAGGTGTAAATTCAACTTTTGAGCAGCAACGGCAGATAATAAATTCGATTGCTGCTGATACCTTTGCATTATCAACAACTTTAAGTGGTATAACCTCTGCTGGACTTGTTGTAACTTACAGTGAGTCTGCTGGAATTGCTTCATATGCACCAGTATCTGGAGTTGCAACTGTTGCAAACTATGCAATTAGTTCTGGCATTGCTTCATATGCACCAATCGCTGGTGTATCAACCTATGCAACTGTTGCTGGTATATCAACTTATGCACCAATTGCGGGTGTAGCAACATATGCTTTAGTTGCTGGAGTATCAACGTATGCTTCTGTAGCAGGACTTGCAACTAATGCTGCGTATGCTACACAATCTGGAGAGACTGCGTTTGCTCCTTATGCAGGGATCTCCACGTATGCTGATACCGCAGGGATTGCTACAAACGCACAGGGACTTACTGGATCACCTAACGTTATTGTTGGTGTAATTACTGGTGGATTGTTTGTTGGTAATGGATCAGAACTTACAGGAATCAATGTAGGAGTCTCTACATATGCTGACGTTGCTGGAGTTGCAACTGCTGCTGGCAATGCTTCTACCGCTGACTATGCTTCCATCGCTGGACTGGCAACTGCTGCTGCAGGACTTACTGGAACACCAAACCTGAATGTTGGCATTCTTACAGCAACAAAGTTTGCTGCAAATGATGCGGAGTTCACTGGAATACTGACAGCACAGAGTCTTAAAGCAATCTCTGGATATGTATTATCACCTGATAGTCAGCAGTCTATTCAAATTCTGAGTGGTAGTGGGTCTGTAAACTTACCACTTGGTGTTGGTACGGATCTTAATGTTGCTGGTATTGTAACTGCTCTGAATTTTGTTGGTGATGGTTCTCAACTGACAGGTATTAATACTATAGGTGTCACCACAATTACCGCTGGTGATAATATTCTTGTTACTCAGACTGGACAAGTTGCAATTATAACTGCAACATTCAGTGGTGGTGCAACAGGATTCTTTGAGGGAACAAACGGAGTTGGTATTGGTACAACTTCTAAGGTTGGTATTGGTACAACCATACCAACACAGATGCTTACAGTTAAGGGTAATATTGATCTTGATGGTAATATTGTATTAAACGGAGAGATAAGCGCACCAACTAGAATTAAGTTTGGTACAGGTGGAGAGAATATAAAAATTGGTGACATAACTGGTGGTAGTGGTGCTGCTAATGTCGCTATTGGTGATCAAGCGTTATCTTTAAACAGCAGTGGTGCTGGTCACAACATTGCTATTGGACAACTTGCACAATACGGTGTAAATTCTGGTCAGTATAATCTAACTATTGGTGACCGAGCAGGACAGAATCTTACATCTGGATCTTATAATGTTCTACTTGGTGCATACAGTGGCAATCAAAATGGATTAGATCTCAGAACATCATCTAATAATGTTGTCCTGTCTGATGGTGAAGGTAATGTCAGACAGTTTATTAACTCTAGTGGTGATGTAGGAATTAAAACTACTATTATTACTGAGGCACTGACTGTTGCTGGTATTGTATCTGCAACATCATTCTATGGAACACTTCCTGCAAGTCAGTTGACGGGTGCTCTTCCATCTCTTGATGGTTCTGCATTGACTGGTGTCACTGCTATTGGATCTGGTGTTGAGATTAGAGATAGTGATTCTCCAGTCGGTGCTGCAGCGACAATCAACTTTGGTAATAACCTTAGCGTAGTATTGAGTGCAGGTATTGCCACAATCACTGGATCAAATACTGCATCTTTTGCAACTAATGCTGGTGGTCTTACTGGGAATCCAAGTATTAATGTTAGTGATATTACTTCTGATGGACAGTACACTGGATTTACCTCCATGACTGGTGACGGAAATCATTTCTTCACCATGCGGACCAATGGTAATACTGGTGCTGTAGTTGGTATTAATACTATACCCCAAAATGATCTTGAGGGATTTGGAACATTAATTCTTGATGGAACATATTATGTTGGTTCTGATCTTAAGGGTGGTGGTAATATTGAAATGAGAAACATGGGTAAACCATACTTCTCTACAGCGTGTTACGACAGTGTTGGTTTAACAAGTTTCATTGGTTACTCACAGGCTACTCAGACATATTTGCATAAACCATATCTTTATAGAGCTGCTGGATCTGGTCAAGCACTGATTGGTATCACAACTATAGGCAATATTGGTATTGCTACCTTAACTCCAACAACAACTCTTGATGTTTTTGGTGATGCAAAAGTCAGTGGTGCTCTTACTGCAACTTCACTCTCTGGATCTCTTGCAGCATCTAATCTGACAGGAGCACTTCCTGCAATCGATGGTTCCAATCTTCTGAATGTAACTGCTGCAGGAACTGGCGTTAATATTCAGGACGATGGTGTTGGTGTCGGTGCTGCTGCTACTGTAATTAACTTTGCCTCTGGTCTGAATGTAGTTGCCTCTGCTGGCATTGCAACAGTCACTGGATCTGGTGGTGGTGCTCAGTCAAGAAACATTGTCAGTGGAGTGACAACATCAATTCCTAATCTTGGAATTGGTAACACTGATATTATTGGTCAGAAGTCTTATGCTCTGATGAAGGTTGGTCTATCTACGACAGGTTGGATACGACTATATACTGATAGTACATCTAGATCAAATGATGTGAGTAGAAGTGTTGGAGAAGATCCAGCACCTGGTAGTGGTGTGATTGCAGAGGTTGTTACCACTGGAATCTCTACCCAACAAATGATTACTCCTTTTGCTATGGGTGGCAACATGGATGAACCTGTTACAAATAAAATCTACGTCGCTATACAAAACCTATCTGGTTCGACGCAAACAATCACTGCAAACCTCACCATTCTACAATTAGAGGCATAACGATAATGGCAATTACTACAGAGACTTTTAAAGTAAATGCTGGGTGGGCGTCAACGGATGTTATCACCCAGATGGAACAGGCAATGACCTATCTTGATTGGCAGGGTAGTGAAATTAGTGGATATATTGTTGGTCTTGGGACAATGATTGGTGGCGGTGATACCAATGCATCCGATACCTATGAGGATGTAAGTCCAAAATCAACGAGTGGTGTTGGTACTCAAGCTACGTTCACTGTTTATAGAGATACTGCTGCTGTCAGGAGGGTTTGGATTACTCGTCCTGGGGTTGGATATACCTCAGGAGAGGTAGTAACCTTATCTGCTGATGATATTGGGGGATTCTCAAATGGAGCTACCGACTTATCATTTACGGTATGTGTTGATGAGATAGTTGGTAATGGAACAACGGTTTCTATTGCTTTTACTGGTATACAAGCTCAGCCTGCTGGAGACTATGGCACTACATATGCTTTTGCATTTGATGTACATAATGCGGACAGGGCAGGAGTAGTTGGATCAGGAGTCAGCATAATCACTGTTAGAGAAGGTGATACAATTAGTATTGCCAACAGTTATACTACTTCATATGATCCAGTTATAGAATCTTCTCATACGTTTATAAGTGAAACCGCAGGTTACTTTATCGCGGGATGGGATCACAATATAAACCCTGATGATGGATATTCGCAATACACATTTAAGATTGGGCAGGCAGGAACATATTATTGGAAGGCAAATCAAAATAATCTTGGACCTGAGTGTGGGAGATTAATTGTTCAACCTTGGAGTGGTGATCCTGCAGATAGAACTGTTGTTGGGTATGGAACAAATACTGCATTCTGGGATAAAAATCTTACTGATAGTAGACCATGGGGAGTTCAAAAACATCAGATAGCAGCGAATAAATTATATGGAAATACTTATAGAATATTCAGAAAAGATAGTACTAATGGTGATCTAGATATTTCTGCTCATAGTGGATATAGTCATTATCCTGGAAATGAATATCATGCAAACGATAGTAATGGGCAATCTGATTCACAGCATTATCATGGTGGAACTGGATATAAGTCAAGAATTGCTGGTGCGGCAAACTTAGATTTTGCTAGTGAATCGATAGGAAATAATGATGTCACTACCCTCTCTCTTGAAGAGAGCGCGGATGTTCTTACTTATAATAGATTAACAACTATAACTTATGGCACTAATTATGGATTTGATTTAGATCTTAACGTGTTTAGATCTGCTATAGATCCAAGATTTGCTGTATTGTCTTATAGATATCCCACATTATCTTCAACACACCTCACTAGTAATACATTTGGTACATTCTTCTTTCATAATTTTGATTGTAGTTTCTGGGATTATGACCACGTATATCTTTCTGGAATGACAGAGATAATTCCTACTGCTGGTAATACAACAACTCCAGATCTAACGTTTAGAACGCACTTATCCCCCAACTATCAAATAAGTGCTTCTAGTGGATGTAAACGAGCTGCTGAACACCCGTGGATGAGTTATGTTAGTTATACTTCTAACGAGGAAAATTACGTTGACACTGTTTACGATAGTAGATCTTATGCTCATGATATGGATTTTGATCATGCTAGAATTTATTATCGATCTGAAGACCAACCAGCAACTTTTAGAGGTGGATATCCACATAGTTCCTCTGACAGTGGTAATGCTAGAGTATCTCCAGAAGCAAACTTTAATGCAGTAATTAAGGGACTACCTTTAAATGTAAACTTAATACCATGTCCGTATTATATTCCTGATGATTTTGGATTGATTGAGTTCTACTACAATGCTGCAAGTGCAAACGTTCAACAGGGAGATACATTTACAATCAGTCCAAGTGAAGTCTGGACAGTAATCACTGCATCATATAATCAAACTACAGTTACTCGTGGAATTGCATTCTGTGCGAGGACTGTTTGATGGCAAATTATTCTCTTCCTAATTTAACGTCTGCCGTTGTTGGAGTTGCTTCAACGGCATACTCAACAAAACAATTAAGATTTTCAAGGATAGGATTAGATTTGCCTGATGGTGTTGGTGTTGGTAGTGAGAAGATCTTAGAATTGGATTCCATGGATCCTCTCTCTTATAATGGTGTGCCTAGTAATAGATATACTGGCATTGGAACTATTACAAAATGGTTTGATACTGGATTCCCTCAGAACAATGCTACATTTTTTGGACCTTATTCTTTTGATGGTAAAAGTATTGTCTTTGCAGACGGTGGGTATGCGGCATTAGATGATGGTCCTGAATATGACTTTGCAGGTGATTTTGCAATAGAGATGTCTTTTAATATGACTGGAACTGCAAATGCAACATATCCATCAGCATTAATTGCAAGTTGGAATACGTTTGGTAGTAGTGATAATAAGTTTATCATATTCATTGGTTCTACAGGTGGTATTGCCATGCAAATAAATGGTGAAGCAAATCTTTTTAGTCCTTCAACTACAATATCTCTTAATACCGATTATCATATGGTCGTTAGTAGAAGAGATGGTGTGATTAAGTGGTGGTTCAATGGAGAAATTGTTCTTGAGATTGATTATGCTGCTGCAATAGAACCAGTTCTAGGGTATAAAATTGGAACTTATGATGGTAGTAGTGGTCAATCTTTTGAAGGTGCAATTAATCTTGTAAGAATGTATCGTGATAGATCTTTAAGTGATACTGAAGTGCGGAGTTTGTATGATCAGCAGATTAATAGAACTTTAATATCTGAGACTAACGGTACTAAGAGGATTCTTAATTATGATTTGAATATTACATCTGCTGTTCCTGCTGCTGAACCAGATAGACCAGTCACAGGACAGTTATATCCTAGGTTTACTAAATAAAAGAAAGCGCGAGTAGATGGCGTTATTCCAATATGAAGGAATAGGTAGCCTCCGTTCTCTAGGTAATCGTTTTACCGTAC